GCAAAGCTCTGGGAGTACCTTTTGTTTCATATTCATTTCGCATTAGCTATTGCGCGTTCAAGGTTTGCGCGGAATATCTTGTTGAAGCCGTTATCACGGGAGAAGACAACGTTCCTTGCGTAGTCTGCAAACATGAAGATTGGCTTGTATTGGGTCTTATCTTCATAGCGAGCGACCATGCGAATGCGTTGGCCTGAGCCTTTTGACTGTCTGCCATAGCGTTCCCAGATACCTTCATATTGCGGGCCTTGTTTTCCCTTTGGTGCGCCCTTGAAGAACTTGGTTTTGTTGTTAATCATTTGTTGCACGGTTCCTCTTGGGATGTTGCCGTACTTGTTGAGCTTGCTATGGTCTGTTGCCACAAGGATTGCCCGCTTGTCTGGTACTCGCGTTCCCCCTGCGATCATGAACCTCATATACTTTTGGCGGTTCTCGTCAATGAATACTTTGGCAATCAGGTTGCGTTTGTTTGAACGTGAATACTTGAAAGCCTTTTGCGTGAATGGGGTAGCGCCTCCCTCAAAGACTTCGTTTGTCTTCTTTGGCAGGACTTCACGGGCAATGTTAAAAGCCAGTTGGTTTACTGTCTGGCTTGCTGCAAATGGTATCTGATCCTTCTGGATACGTGATAGCCCTTTGGTTAGCTCTTTGATGTTTGTACTGACGTTGATTTGCATTTGGTGGCCTCTTGTGTAGATATATCACATTTGCAATGCTTTTCCAATTAGGGTTTGTCCTAATGTAATTTTTTGTTGATAACTAGACAATAGAGCCATCAACAACAGGAGTTCACAATGATGACAATTGAGAAAATTACACAGGCTTGCGGCGGCGTGTTTGCGATGCTGGTCTTTGAAGACTTGCCAAATGAGATGTTCTTCAGCACTGAAGAAGAAGCCATTGGCTATGTCAACGCATTCAACAAATTCATCAAAGCCTAATAGGAGTTCACCATGAAAGCAATCATCGCAGACATTACATTGGCAGTCGGCTTGGGCCTCGTCCTTTGTGGATTTGCCCTTGCATACTTTGACGTTCTCTTTTACTGAATCCGTCTTGCTCTCTTATGCCTGATTTCGTCTTCAACGACTTTCAGGCAGTCTTCCATGTCTTTCACTGAGCTGGCTTCAAGCTGGGCGGCATGAACTTCCATCGCCAGTGATACGGCCTGCATCTCAGGGCCAGTAAACAAGAATCGACCTTTAGACAGTCCACGCTTTGCCATTGTGTAAACAGCGTCTTGGGCTTGTCTGATTTCTTCGATCCAGTCTGATCCAACGCCTTTTCTGGCAAACGCCTCAGCCATGTTCACGGCGGCAATGATTACGTCAACATGATCAGACGTTGATCGCCCATTCTTGATTTCATCCAGTGCAGCGTAGTTCTTTGCGTTCAGCGTGACAAGGGCATCACCAACTTGTGCGATCGGCTTCATGCCAGACAATACCCAGTTCAATGCGTCAATTCTTACGCCTTTTGGTTTATATTTTGACTTTTTTCTCATTTAAAAAACCACACAAGAACACAGATTAGAGTTATCCAGAACGACAGCAATCCTAAGGCAATGTTTCGATAAACCTCACGGTTTGGACAGTCTCTGCCCTGGCGGCATTGGTTGTTGCAGCATTTCATACGATTCCTTTTAGTGCCACTTCTGTGGCTTCAATTACGTTGTCTTGCTGGCGCAGGCATTCATTCACCAACTCAGGCAACCTTGCACGCAGCTCAGGCTCCATGCTGGCATAGTCAACGCAGTGCAAGGCACGCAACATCTTATAAGCATCGCCGCCACGTCGAGCGCCAACAATTTCAGAGACTTCACGCACAATGCAAATGTCAAAGTGACCTTTTCCAAACAGTCTTTTGATTGCCTGTTTCACAACCAGTCGCTTCGTCTCTGGAAGCGCCGAGCACGCCACCAAGGTGCTGTCGCATCCCGATGAGATAGACCTCCCAGAGTGCATCCATGACTCCTCGGTTGTATGCGAGTTTGAGTTCGTGTTTGTTGACGTAGTGCGCTCCGATGAGTCCGATCGTGAGGCCCGAAATAAAGATAGAGAAAACATCAAAAACCTCCAGTTGCATTTTGTTCTCCTGTAATTCCGTGGGCGGCTTCGATAGCTCGGACATGGTATTCAGCCTTTGCGGAAAGATACGCCTCATGCGCCAACTCTGGACTATCAAAATAGCCGAGATGAACACTTTTTCCGTTCGTCTTGATTTGCGCCTGCCATCGCTTCGCCCATTTGCTTATTGATACTCCGACAAATCCGCTAACATTGTCAGAGCGTTTGCCGCCGTTCTGCATATTCAGTGACCTATCAGCAAGTCGCAGGTTGTTGATCCTGTTGTCAGCCCGATTGCGGTTGATGTGATCAAGCTCACTGCTCGGCCATTCACCATGCACATACAGCCAAGCCAAACGGTGCGCCCGGTGCAACTTGCCTCTAACTTGAATTCGGATGTACCCACGCTCTGCGCTTCCAGCCACATCCCAAGGCTGCATCCCACGCTTAGGCGCATGACGCCAGCGGAACACACCAGTTGGTGGGTCGTAGTGCAATAGCGTCTTGAGTTCTTGCTGATTCATTTGCTTGACTCCTGCTGCGGCTGTGCAACGTCCATTGCTTTAAGTTCCTCGGCTAGTCCGGGAAGGCTGTCAATCAATGGTTTAAACAAAGGCTCCTGCTGCTGTGCTGGCTGCTCAGGTGTTAAGTCTTGCTTAATAGCTGGCTGCTCGGCAAGTACTTCGCGAATGGCATTGAAAGCCTTTTCGTTGGCCTCTAGCGTTTCTTGGTATCGCTGCATTTCTCTCTCGTTGTTGGGTTCGCACTCGTGCCAGTTAAACAGGAAATCCCCGCTTCCGCAGATCGCATCCAGCGCCAGTCGCAATGCTTTTGTTTGTTTATTTAACATTTGCCCATCTCCTTTTTGTGACTTCTGATAGTTTTCTTCTGCGTTCATCAGAAAATTTTCTTCCTGTTGCAGATTCTGCTAATTTCTTTTTATGCTCGTCACTGAACACCATGCCTTTCCTTGCAGCAGATATGTTTGCCTTGTGCTGCTCAGAAAACACTCGTCCTTTTGCTGCTGCTGACATTTTTCTTTTCGCATCATCAGTAACCGGAGGCAACTTACCGCCAATACGAAGTGCTGTGTTTTTTGCGGCTATCTCTGGGCGTTTCATTGGATTGTTTGCAGACAGTTTTCGCCTAGTTTCTTCTGATGGGTTTGCAAGCCCTTCCCCACCATCGGTCATGTTGACTAGATTCACGCCCATATCCCTAAGGCACCAGATCAAAAAGCGCTCATGAGCTATCGCCTCCTGTTCGGTTTTCCATTTTGCCAGCCGTTCAATTTTTAAACCGTGTTTTGTAACAGTGTTATGCCAGTATTGATTGCGATTTGCTTTGCTCACAATCCGGTCTCGCTTGCCTTTGCCGATATAAAAGAGTTTTAAATCGTCAGACCGAAAATGTGCATAAGTAAAAAAAGCCTCTGTTTTCTTGTCAGTCATTTCAATACTCCAATCGCCAGCATAGCCAGCACAAATGCCAAGATCGGCTGATGTTCAATTACTGCAATGCCAGCAATGAATAAGAGCAATGCGGCCACTGCAAATTCGTCAGTCATTTCATGGCCTTTCCAATTTCAGCGGCAGCACGCACGATGGCGCGGCGGGTGGCGGCGTAGGGGTCTCCTGAAAACAGCTCTACGCAACCCACTTCTTTGGGCTTCTCGGTCTCAGCGACAACCATTTCTGAGCCACGCAAAACATCAAGACCCAACTTCACAGCCAACCTAAGCGCCTGAGCGTCGTACGCCAAAGGATTCCAACGCTCTTCATATGGCATCGTCCCCATGCCTCCTCCGGCAGTGAAAACCAATACAGGTCGATTCTGAAGTGTTCCGTCTGTGCTTTCGTAAACTTCAATCCCAGCCGCCTTCGCAGCCAGCTCTAGCAGTTCTTTGTCAGTCATGGTTGTTCTCCTTTGGCGATGGCATCAATATGCTCAATCAACGCTTGCGGCATATATCCTGAATTGCGAATGAACTTCAAAGCCTCCAGCAACTCTTGGTTTACTTCGTGCAGGCGGCGGAGTTCGTTTTCCATGCGGGATGCTCCTACGATGCTTGTGCAGTTTTTCAGCGAGTCAGCCAACAGCAAAGCCTCTGGTTGTTTTGTCATTTGGTTTCCTTTGATTTATTTGCCCAGCACATCCAGTGATAAACAGTTCCAGAGTCATTCCAAAACCTGTCGCCTACCTTAAACAGCCCAAAACAACATGGGCATTGATGCGGCTTAAATAAGTCGTTCATGTGTTGTTCCTTGCTCGGATGGTGGCGGCGCATTCCTCGCCGTACATTCGTTCAGCTACGTTTGACCACTCTGTTTCACACAGCTTCGCACACGCCTCACGCTCGTTTTCAACAGCACGTTGCACCATTAACTTGATATTTGAATCAAGAGCTTCCAAAACCTGCTTTGCAATGCCATCCACTGGAACATCTGGATTAGCCCATATTCCTTCAGGAGACATACGCATGATTTCCACGTATGCGCCATTGCTATAAAAGTGGATTGCGTTTGGCTTAGTATTCATTTGGTTTCTCCTCGTGCTCGGATGGCGGCTGCGAGATTCAAAGCACCGTTGCCAAAATCGTCTTCACACACCTTCGCACACGCCTCGCGCTCCATGAGAATCTGCTCGGCACAGTGCTCCGACATCATGGCCATCTCTTGCTCGGACCGCTTGCGCTCGGCAGCAGCGACAAGGGCGGCGAAGCGTTCAAGTTCAACAGGCAAAAACACCCAAGGATGCTCAAGTGGCATTGCGCTTGTCAATACACCAGCGCCAGACTTCCGCGCCATTTCAATGATTTGTTCACGATCAATAGCCATTTGCGCTCTCCCATCCAGATTCAAAGAATCCTGCCTCAGCTTCTATTTCAAGCTCGGCAATCTGTTCTTTTGTCAGGATTGATGTGATGTTTGTTCCGTCAAACCAAACGCTGTCAAAGTCAGTGAAGCAATGAGTTCCGCACTCGTCATCAGTTTCGGTGACAGCAAGATAGACGGTAACGATGCCGCCGTTCAGTGTTGTGGTGTATTCAAATTGTTTCATACAGTTCCTTGGTTGCGATGACTTATTGTCAATCATCTTTTGTGAGATTAGTATTAGGAAAAACCCTTACGACTTTAGTTCATCAGCAAAGATGTTCCAGGCAATACGGCGGCGCTTCATCAGGTCTTCATACTTTTTGTATGCGCTTGTTTTTGTTGGGCTAAAACCCAGATACTTACACCAGTAGTCATTGCGAAGCAATGTTTTACAAATGCGCCTCCAGCTCGGTGCTTTGCCTGCGTTTTCAATCTTCAAGTCTGCCTCATCAGGTATGCCATCAGGATAACCACGCGAAGTCCACCACTTGATGTAAACAGCAATTTTGTTTTTATAGTGCTGGGCTGTCTTTGGTGGAGTACTCGACAACAGACTTTTTGCAAAACTTTCCCACGTATGTCCTTTTGGCAATGTGATTGTGTGATTCCCCATCACGTTTCCACGTTCATTGCTATACATTTTTCCAGTGTTTGCGCCATTAACACGCAAGACTAATTTTGCCCAAAGACTTGGCTCAACAACTTGATACAGCCACAGACCTTTGCGAGACTCGTCACCCATTGGCTCACAAATACGCATTTGACTTAGCTTCATTCCAGCCTGGTGCATACGGTCATACAATTTGTTGTGACTCTTTCCAGTCTTTGCATGAAATGTCCAGATGTCTTCCACTTTCCAATCATAGATCGGGTACACATTCCAAACATTTTCAACCACGTTTGTCGTGTACATCTTCCCATCGTAAGTTGGCTTGTTACGACTGATAGACCGAAATCGATTCAAACTCTCTTGTGCTCGGATGCCAACAAAGCAGGCGCATTTCTCGCCTTGTGCATACCACTGACCAAACGTAGGCACAAATTCCTCAAACATGATTCCTTCATACCAAAATGGGAAGTGTGATCCATCTTTGATGCTGACCTCTGATTTTTGACGCGCCCATAGATTCTTTTTTTGTTCATCCCATGCAGTCCATTCAGGCTCATGAGTAGAGCAAGCATTCCATGTTTTGATTGGCACTGCAACCCAATACGGTTCAATGTTATCTGCGTATTCTGCATAGATTTGCTCTGCAAAATCAATAGTCAAATAGAATTGCGCTTCCCAGTCAAGGAAAAACAGACCAATCTTGCGTCCACGTTTTTTCGCTTCTTCGCAGACAAGATGAACCATCACGCCACTATCTTTTCCTGCTGAAAAGCTGCAATAAATTTTGTCAAAGTTGTCGAAAGTCCATTCAATGCGCTGCTGTGCGGCTTGAAGAACATTGATTCCAAGTCCACGCTTAGGCATTGCCTTTCTCCCACATTTCAATTACTTCATCAGCAACGCGGTTTGCCATTGCTTGAGATTCTGGTGTCATATAGAAATTCCAAGCGATCCTGGTTTCTTCCTCTGTCGCCCCAACTTGATAGCAACAGGCCGCTTGACCAATCCAAGGGCGTTTACCCATTGGCTTTGTCAGATGTTGCTCCGCACTGATTGGGAACTTGTTTACAGCGCCAATCATTGCAAGTTTGCATTGGCCTTCATTTGAAAGAACTTGAGCGCACATTTGAATTTTGTTCATATCATTTTTTCTTTTTTCCCACATTCCATTTTTGAAGCACTCCCAATTCCAGTATGGATGCCACTTTTCAAATAGATCAAGAAAGCGGTTCATCAACGCCCTCTACTTCTTCAAATGTCTCAGCCTCCCAAGCCTCTGAAAAATCAGCGTCTGCAAACAGTCCAGAAAGCCCAGTTACTTGCTGAAGCCTCAAAACTTCATCAGCTTCCATTCCAAGTTCTTTAGCAATTTTTTCATCAGACCAAAAACGGCGCTTTAGCTCAACAACAATTTCAGACATTGATTCAACTTTATGCTCGCCACGGGCGCGATTGTGGCGAATTGTTGAAGCCATGCGATCATTCTTTTCTTGACGATTGCTGTTAATGACAACAGCAGGCAGATAGCCATGAACACGCGCTCTTACAGTTGGAGATTCTTTTCCGACACGATGGCGGTGAAATCCATCAACAACCTCAAAGATTCCATCACGACTCCAAGAAACGATTGGTTGCGTATAGCCATCTTCAGTGATTGAGTGCTCAAGCAACTTCATTTCTGGTGGCGCAACGCTGTTTGGGTTGTAGTCGTTGGCGTTGACTAGATCAGACTTGATCCAGCGCACGCAATCCACAGGCTCATTCTTAAATGGAGAATGGACTAGCAACGCCTCACGGATTAAGTTGATAGCTTCAATTTTTTCCTGAAGCTCCATAGACTCAAGCGAAGCAAATATTGTTATTGCTTGCTCAACTACGTTTGGTTTTGAAAAAAGATCATTGGTCATAAACACTCCTTAGGCTTTTATTTTCTACAATTTCTTGAGTTTTTACATCAGTAAAAACCCCTAGGTTTTGGCACATCGTCAGGCCATAGCCCCATCTCGGTCAGCTTATCAACCGTGCGTTCGTGAGCTGTACGCCACATCCCCTGGCGTTCGCCTTTTGTCATCATCTTTCCAGAATCGCACTCTGCATGACAAAAGTAGCAAAGACTTGCGATCATGTTGTCGTCTGCTTTTATTCCACGTCCCTTGCCATGCATCAATGAATTGGAATGCGCGGCCACAACAGTGCCATCATCAGCGCCACACCACTGGCATGGGATCTCTCTTGCGGCTTCAAGTAGCTTTTTGCTTCTGACATATTTGTGCTTTGGGAACATCATCGGTTTGGCTCCAAGTCATAGAAAGTCACGCCAAGCGTTGTGGCCGCATAAGCCTCCACCTGGTCGCAAAAGATGCAAAATTCAGCGGTTGTCAGCTTTGTGCTGCTCTTGCCGATCACTTCGCCATTTGGCAGTTCTTCAAATCCGATGAACTGGCGTTTGAATTGCTCGTGCCATATCTCAGCGGGGAACAGTTTTCCACCAACTACCGCCTGATCTGCAATTTGCTTCAGCACACCATTGCCCCAATACCTGCGGTTTTGTGCTGGCGTTCGCTTTTTCTTGCTGACGGTTAAAACCCATTGGCCTCCAGCTTGCAATGCGGATTCAAGAAACGGAAACAACTGTGCTTTGATGGCGATCCATGCTTGCTGGCGGTTGTGTAGGTCGATTGTCAGCTTCACTCCAGCTCCTCGCGCACGCAAACATGAACGCCGGCAATGGTGTCGTATCGCTTGGTAATGTGCAGACTCACTACCTGGACATCATCCTTGTAAACAATACCGTTCATTGCATCAAGATAGGCTTTTGCGCAATTATCCAAGTCAGGTTTCTTTGGTCGCTCTAAGCGATTCAAACAAGCCTCACGGCGCTTTTTGCTGTATGACGCTGGTACTGCATGGTTCACGTACAAATACACGGCCACAGGCGTTTCTAGTGGCTCTGCGCTTCCCATTGCGCTCATTGCTTGCGCTTTGATCTTGTTCTCGTAATCAACCGTTTTTTTGGGCGTGTACGTCCTGCCTTTTGCAAAGCGTGGCCGTTGCTTTCCAACTGGATCGCCTTCAACGCTGAAAATCAGTTGAAACATTACAGCAATGCCTCGCCAGCTTCTTCCAGCACTTGATTGCCGTGATACCGACTAGGCAACTTCACGCAGTCAGCTCGATCAAACCATTGCGGAAAGTCAGGCCACGGCCAATCATCGCGCATCAAAGACAGCAACAACTGTTTGTCGTTCCTGCGGACTTCCAAGCCTTTGCGGCCATCTTTGGTTTGCCACATATCGCCCTGGCTCATGCCTCCCTCGCTTTCAGCATGGTGTCTGCCATTTCGTAGGCTGCTTTGGCTCGGTTATCGAAATAAGTTGTCCCATCCGCAGTGAGAAAAGACTGCATCGCTTTGGCCGCGAAGTAGTCCCTGATCGACATACCATCAGCCATAACAAGCTGGAATCCTTGTCCATTGCGTGTGCTATGGCCTTGGATAGGAAACGCTGGGCCTCCTGTTTCTTTACTCATTCCAATTCTCCTGTTCGTAGTTTGTTCATGTAAGACCTGATCCGCTCAACAGACCCTCGACCAAATCGCTTTTCCAGATACTCCATTCGATCCCGTGTGAGTACGCTTTTCCCCGTCATCACATAGGTGCAGTAAAGAACCCTAGCTTCGCCCAACTCGATCTGGTATCTGTCGCTTTGATTTTCTATTGTTTTACGGCTGTAAGACATTGTGGAAAACCCTTAGTTCCTTGCCCTGATAACTCTTGCCATTTCGTTTGCAATTCCTGGCACAAGATAGGCCTCGCATACCTTTGCACACTCCTCACGCGTGGAAGAAGCGATAAGCTGAGCAAATGGAGTCAAGATTTCAACAAGACGTTGCTCACGATAGATGCGATCTCGCTCTTTGTTAGGGTCAGGATGCAGGTCATGGATTTCTTCGTCTGTAACGGCTGAAAACTGGCCTTCAGAGTCATACGCCACAAACAATCCAGCGTCTTTTGCAAGTCGAATGATGTCTTCACGTTTCATGTTCTCTCCTTAGCAATAACAATCAAGTGTTTCTCGTGATTCTTCAGTCCACCAGCATTGTCCATTTACGCTCATGAAAAATCTTTCAGTGACTTGATAAGACTCAAGCCAAACCCAATGCTCTCCAACTTTTGTTTTCTTCCATGCAAAAATTCTTCTTTTCCTAATGTTGCCAATTTTGTAATGTTGCCCTGTTTTAATTTTCCATTTCATGTTATCTCCTTAGTACGGCATTGGATTCATATCAGTCAGCCCCCATGTCATCTTTGGCAGCTTGCGGATGATGTTTGTCTTTTGCAAAGCTGTGATCGTTGACCAGACTTGCTTGCTTGTCCAGCCAGTGATGATTTCCATCTCTTTGCTTGTCAGTGCGCCGTGCTCTAGTAGGCGTTTTAGGGCGTAGGTGCGGGTCATTTATTCACCTTTGCGATCAGTTCAGCAATTCGCTTTTTGTTTGCTGCCATTTGCTCTTGCGTCAACTTGTTTTCAAGCATTGGCACAGTTGGATCAGGTGCTTTTCTGCACATCGCTCGAAACTCCAATACTGTCGGCGGCTTTCCAGAATCAGGCATATTTTTCAAAGCGTATGCAATTGAGTCAGGATGGTCTTTAAAGCCAGCCAGCTCATGCGCCCAATCAATCTTTACTTCTTCAATGTTCAAGCCTTCCCAGCGGCCAATGAAGTCACGGCCATAGATCATGGTCAGCTTTGTGAAAATTCGTTCAATCCAAGGCATTGGCAAGCTCATTTGTCCACCCCGATAACTTTCTGAGTCTGCATATCAATCGTCCTGAAAAAGTCCGAGGCATCCTGGTAAGGTTCTGGAGATTGCTTTGCAATGCTTGGCACGGCCTCCTGCATCTTCAAGCGCATAGAACGCTGGTAGACAGTCTCTGTCTGATTTTGCTTGTCAGCAACCCACTCAGCTTTAAATGACGACCACGTTCTAAGGCAACATTCCTCAATTGCTTTGTCAATCGGCCATCCAGCCTTTCCCGCCTCGTTTGTCATCAATGCCCATGCTGTTGTTGTCAAAGGTGCGTTTTTCTTTTTACGAATAATAAGCCAATCATTCCAAAGTTGTTCATCAACAAAGTCAGGACGCGTAACAATCGCGCTTTCCTTATTCCCCTTCCTTTTCCCTTCCCTTCCCTTCCCTTCCACTTGAGTATGCACAAGAGGCGTGATTGACGCGTCATCAACGCGTGGTTCATGCGTGCAAGTTGTTGATTCTTCGAGACTTGGCAAGGTTGATGCGCTTTCTCTGTTATTTATAACCTGATGATTGTTCCATGATGGAATACAACCATATTCATCACCATCAAACTCATATTTGACGATAAATCCATGCGTGACCAACGCGTAAAGCACGCGTGAAAAATCAATGTCGTCGTATGGAAGAACATCTAGCTTTAATGCTCTTGGCTTCCATTTAAAACGCCCTTCACGATCACACGCAGTCCATAAACCAGCAAATGCAATTCTTAAAGGAAGTTTTGTCTTGACTTCAGCCTCATAAAGCCCTTCGTGTCGGAAAAATTCTGGCTTAATTGTTCTTATTCGTGCCATGATTCATCCAAATAAAGAATTTTTCCAAACTTTCCATATCAAGTATGGAAAGATAGTCTACAAAAACTTCCATATCAGAAGAAGTTTTAACTCCAAGTTTCAAAACAGCAAGTAATAAATTTGCCTTTGCAATATCAAGAGCATCATGTTCATTGTCATGACAATCTTTGCAAAGAGTAATAATTTGTTCGTCCTCATAATCCCAAGGGCCATCTGACATTGGATGGTAAACAGGATGATGAGCGTGAAGTGTTTTTTTAGCATCTCCACATATCACGCACTTCCATTTGTCGCGTTCAAACACACGAAGACGCATCTGCTGCCAGCGAGGATCTAGCAATTTTTCGGAATAGCTTTTTTTAGCCATATGCCGCACCTTATTAACAAAAAGCCACCTTAGAAGAAACCAACGGAAGGCGAGGTGGGTGCGCTTTTCAGACGGGTAATTAGTCCGTCCTATCCGGGTTTCAGATCATTGTACCAGCAATCAGAAAAAATATGCAACAACACCAATAGAAAGAATCCACCAAAAAAGACCACTGCGATCATGGTCTGACAACTTTGGTGATTCAATGATTGCCAACAGCAAGAGACACAGTTGCCACGTTTCCATTATGCGTCCTTTGGCGGTTTGCCAAAGTAACGCTTTGTCCCATCACCGTTGTCTTTTCGCAACACAGTCCAAAGGTGATCGCGCTCCAATCTAGCCAGCTTACTGTGAGGGCTTGTCGTCGGAAGGTAGCGTGCGATTTCCGCTGCTGTCGTTCCATCGCTCTTGCTCAGAAGCAACTTCAGGCGCGCCATTTGGCCCACTGGTTTCTTTTTGAACATCATCATTTTGAATACCCTTCTTTGAAAAAATAGCATCCCAACGGGACGAGAAATCCTCTGCGGAAACAGAGTAAGGACGAGGTGCGCTGCCTTTTCCCATGTTCAAGCCCTCGAATACGCAATGACTGGAAAATTGTTCGGACGACCCTTGTTGGTCATGTTTGACAACTCACGGATTGAGAACAAGCCTTTTGAACGTGACAAGTCAAACGCATTGCCTGTGGATTTCTTTGTCCCGCAAGGCCAAAACTCGTCAATATGCTTCACGACAACAGGTTCATGGTCTTTGTACTGTTTTCCAGTCAACACATAGAAATGATTGTTCTTTTGTGTTTCGCCCATGCGGACAACTTTGTCCAGCTTGATGTAACCCTCAGCCAGTAGCTCGTCTTTAATCATGCCAGCACTCAGATTGAATCGGCTAGACATACGATTAGCAATGGCGCGATGATGTGCAGGCTTTGTGCGAAGCTGCTCAAGATACCATTGCTTTGCTAGTGATTTGCTCAATGTAAATTCTCCTTTGGTAAATTTGTTCAAGAGTGACGATCAAAAGGGCTTTTAAGGCCGCTTCAGTGTCGCCAGGATGTTCAACATAGCTGCTGACTAGTGAAACCGCATGGTCAAGCAATGCGTCACTGGCCTCGGCTTCTGCTTTGTCGTATTTGTTCATGAATGCAAGATTATCAGAAAAAAAACTGCTGTCTCTAAGGGTTTTCACTAATGTGCAAACACTTTTTTGCATTGACAATAAAGGTTCCGAAACAAAGGAATTGTATGAACATCACTCTTTTAAAACACGCACGACAGCTTTTCTTGACTTACAATGCCAGCCCTGACGTGATACGTCAGTACCAACGCAAGTGGGCGAGATCAGTCCACCAGCTTGGTGAAAAATGGCTCTTGGCACAGTCTGTAACTCGTAACTAACAAGGAATTGAACATGAAAAACATTGCAACAGCATTGGTCAAAGCGCAGAAGGCTTTTGGCCCTGCACTTAAGTCATCCACCAATCCACACTTCAAGTCTCGCTATGCAGACTTGGCCGCTTGCGTTGAAGCTGTCATGGATGGCCTGAACGATAACGGAATCGCACTGATTCAACAATGCTCAGAGTCTGACAATGGAGTGATTGTAGAAACCGTATTCATTCACGAATCTGGTGAAACATTGAATTGCGGAAAGCTCCATGTTCCAGCAACAAAGCATGATCCGCAAGGATATGGTTCTGCACTCACATACGCCCGTAGGTATTCGCTCATGTCCGCTTGTGGCATCGCACCTGAAGACGATGACGGCAACGCAGCAAGCAAGCCTAATGATGCAAAGAAGCCAGCAAAGCAAGAAAAAGCGCCTGTAATCACTGAGGAACAAGCCGCTGAAATCGAAGCATTGATTGATGAAGTTAAAGCCGATAAAGCTGGATTGCTCAATTGGGTTTCACAGAACACTAACAGCGAAGTCAAGACAATTGGTCAGATTCCCAATGTCGCATACGTTCACGTTATCAAGATTCTTGAAAAGAAACGGAGCGCAGCATGACATTGCCAGCACTCTACACTTTGCGTCAGGAATACATTGAACTGATGACAAAGCTGTCCGATATGGACTTAGACGCTCAGACAATTGCAGATACGATTGAATCAACTGGCATTGCAGAATCGTTCAATGAGAAAGCGCAGAACATCGTTTTGGTGTCTCGCCAATTTGAAGCGCACTGTGATGCTATTGACGGTGAAATAAGTCGCCTGCAAGAGCTGAAGAAACAGCGTAAAAGCGCCTCAGACAAGCTCAAGGACTATCTGCTTCAGAATATGCTTGCGGCTCAGATTGACACGATTGAAAGCCCAATCTGCACGATCAAAGTGCGGAACAATCCTGAATCGGTTGAAGTGTTTGAGCAAGGACTGATCCCACAGGAATACATGGACTGGCCTGCAATGCCGCCACCAAAGCCAAACAAAACGCTCATCAAGACAACATTGAAATCAGGGGGTGATGTACCTGGTTGCAAGTTGGTTCGCTCTCACTCACTCAACATCAAATAAGGAATCGTATGAATAACATCACAGTAGCTGGTCAACTTGGAAAAGACGCTGAAGTGCGCTTTCTTCCTAATGGAGATCCAGTCGCCAATTTCTCTATCGCTGACAGCCAAGGAAAGACTAAGCCAGCTATTTGGTGGAATTGCCAACTTTTTGGCAAACGCGCTGAATCCTTGTCTCAGTATCTCGTCAAAGGTCAATCCGTCACTATTTCAGGTGTCGTGACTCAGCGGGAATACACCGACAAAGAAGGCCAGAAACGCACCGCGCAAAACGTCAACGTGAATGAAGTTGCATTGCAAGGTGGCCGCAAGGATAGCGAACCCAAGCCAGCTCAAGCCGATGCAAGTGGGTTTGACAGCATGGAAACGGACATTCCGTTTTGAGGATTACGGGCCAAGAAAGCGGATGCTGTCCTCTGTGGGGCATGGGGGAGCGCAACAGTGCAGCGAGTATTGGCCCACCTATACAAAAGTTATGTAAGTTATCGAAACTTCATAACTTCACAAATTTCACTACAAAAGGAAACACATGATCTTTACACTTGAACCAAACGAAGCGGCTTTTGTTGTCCGTGTATTGGGACAACTGCCAACTGAATCAGGCGCATATCCATTGCACCAGAAACTTGTCGCTCAGTTCAAAGAGCAAGAAAGCGAACAAGAAGTGATGCAAGTCGGAGGGACTGACTGATGAGCTTTGCTGATGTTGAAATGAATGTTGTGCGATGGGGCGAGGCCAGAGGAATTATCCAGAATGGCAACGCACTAACTCAAGCGGATAACAAGCTGCGTGAGGAATTGAACGAGCTTGTCCATGCAATCAAGGAATGTAACGAGCCTGAGATTAAGGATGCTATCGGGGATTGCATGGTGGTTTTGACCATGATCTGTGCAATTCTTGATATTGATATGGTTGAGTGCTACAAAGGCGCATACAACGAAATCAAAGACCGCAAAGGTTTTCTGCGTCCTGATGGGATTTTTGTGAAAGAGTCAACATGACAACAATTGCTCAAATCCTTGAACAACGCAAAAGCCAACATGGTGACTTGCTCACTCAGTCAACTGTCAGTCAAGGCTTGAAGAATGTAATACGATCCACGGAAAAATGGGGCGATCTAAAAACAGACCAAAAGGAAAGTCTTGAAATGATTGTCCACAAGATTGCACGAATCCTTGCTGGCGATCCAAATTTCGTTGACCATTGGGATGACATTAGCGGGTATTCAATTCTTGTAGCTAACCGGCTCAAAGAACTGAAATGATGCCACTGCCGTTTGACGTTGCAAGATGTAGCCCGGAACACCCGGATCACTATTGCAACAACTGTAAGTTGTACGTCAAGCATCCGAAACAGCAAATGATTCAGCAAACGCCCATCATGCTAGTAGAGACAAGCGCTTCTGAATCTTGCTGTTATCGGCCAGTTAGCCTTCAATCATCTGCAAGGCCAACTTTTCAACATCGTTGACGCGATTCGTCCAGCCCTTGCCGAAATGCTGCCACGCTGGCAAATCCATCATGAATGACAGACGGCGCTTGGAATAGTCTTGGATCAGTTCTTTCGGATCAAAGGCTTTTACAGCGCCCAATGTCTTTGGGCCTATGTCACCATCCTGATCTACGCCAACAACGCCTTGCAGGAGTTTTATAGCCCTTCCGGGGCCACTGTTGATGGCAGTATCAAAGACACAGTAATCAACGCCTTCTGGCAAGCTGTCAGCTTTTACTTTGTCCCAATACTTGCGCTTATAAAGTGGTGCAACGTCATCGGGTGTCAAAGAGCGCATGGCTTTTTCAGTGACTGGATGGCCGCACCATTCTTCCCAGACTGCTTTGGTGCAGCCAAGATTAGTCATGCCACCTGGGTCGTTCAAGTTATTGACAAAACCACCTTCACTTTTAAGAACGTGCGCCAGTGCTTTCTCAAAACTCATTTGTAGCCCTTAACCAGTGCGTCTGTCTTTGCTTGACTGCCAGCCGATGAACCGAAGTAATAGGCGATGATTCCAGACCATGCCGTTCCCAAAGAGCCAAGCATAATCATCAGTTCATTAGATGGCTTGGCATAGCCCATCATCAAAGCGTAGAGAATCCCGAAGAATCCGATTGTCACCAAAATAGCGAGAATCGCTGGCATCCGTGAGCGTGTGGCCGATTGAAGTTCACGGGCAGACTTTCGGTCATCTACTTCAGTCTCAAACAGCTTGGCATCGTTCGCCATCTTTGCCAACTCGCCATCTTGAGCGAGTTGCGCTAACTTCATTTGCGCTTCTGCTTTTTGCGCTGGATCAGGGATAAACCGATCAATTAGTTTCTCGCCAACAGACAGCAAAGCGTCAAGTGCAATCATGTCATCACCTGCCAAAAAATGTAAGCACACCACGCAATCATAGCCACCACCAAAGTGGCAGAAATGAAAGCGATAGCAAAGTCTTTCAAAACTTCAACCCATGATTTTTGAGAAAGTCCAGAAAAATGTAGCCGAAGCCGACAATCGCAGACCAAGCAAGACCAGCAAGACTTTTTTCAATCACGGCATCGCGAAAACGAATTTTTCGTGATTCAGCTTCAATTGCAAGACGAACCCATTGGAGTTCTTGCTCAGTCAATTCTTTCTTTGGGGAAGACTGAATAATCAATGCAATTTCTACTGCAAGTGCTGATCTTTCTTCTGGTGTCATGGCTTTGGCTCACATCAGTTTGATTGCAGTGATTTTAAGCGGCCCAAGGAGTGCCAGAGGCTTTCTTAGGAGCCTTCTGTTCAGCGATGTTAGCCGCCAGAGCATCGTCCAAGGCTTTCACGCCTTCAGCACCCATAGAGCCCTTAACCCACTCAATCACTTGAGCTTCGGTCAGGGACGCATAAGGCAGGTAGTTGATACCGTCTTCTTTGGTGAAGCTGACAGTGCCGTAAGAGCCTGCGGAGAACTCACCGTCAGACTTGGTTGCATTCCAGTGCACTACGTTTACGAAGCCGTCAGCGGTGTCACGTTCGAGGGTATTGATTGTGAAGTTTGTCATGATGATGTTTCCTTTTAGATGCCTGCTGCTGCAAGGCGTTTACGCAGAGATTGGATTTCGGCAACCAAGTCAGCAATGACTTCAGAGCTGCCTGCTTGCATGGCTTGATAGACTGGCTTACCCTCTTTGTCCACTGCGTCTTTAGAGCCTGTGACGGAACCTGCATAGACCTCTTGGAACTTGTGAGCCAAGAAACCACGGGTACGTGAACCATCAGTCTTCCATTCGTACTCAATAGGCTCAAGAGCGTCAATGCGTGCGCCAGAGTCGGTGATAGAGCCAATGACTGTTTTCAGGCGGTAGTCGGAGGTGGTGTTGTAGGAAACAGCGGTTGTGCCGTTTTGGGTGATGGAGCCGATAGTAGAGCCGCCGTAATTGAAGCGTTCATACATGATGCCGCTTGCAGCACCGGAAGGATGACTAATATCATTACCGCCTGTGTTGCTCACGCCAACAGCAAAGCTATATGCGTTTACAGGCCCTGTACCAGTTTGGCCCACCAAAAACTCACCACCGGCGGCGATGCGGGCGCGTTCGGTGTCTCCCGTCGAAAATACAAGAGGACTTGCAGACTGTGTACCCACAACAAAGCTATTCTTGAATGCATCGTTCCCAACAGTAGAGCCGCCTGTCCCAATGTAACCAACAGCAGATCCCGCAGCGCCTTGCGCCCAAGTCACAACGTTATAAACTGATGTTCCTGTATTAGAGTTAATGATTTTGGCGGTGTATACCGTAGACCCAATTCCATTTGCGTCAACTTCAAAAATCCCGCTATTTGCAGTATGTGAGGATCGACCAATAAGCAGGCCTGTGGAGGTCAGGCGCATTTGTTCGTAGCCACCGTTGACGAACAACATGTCGCCAATGGTTGCATCAATAGCGCCGATATAAAGGTTGTTTGCCCCGTTTGCACCGAACAAACGTGTAGCTATACCTGCCGATGTTTTGCCTTTAATGTACGTGGCGTTAGCTTGCTGAATATCACCAGCAACCCCCAAGTTCGTCCCATCAAACGTCAGCGCAGACCCAGAGGTCAGGACTTTGGAGGCGTTGAGATATGGGATGCCGTTTGCGACTCCCGCAGAAAGAATAGGATTACTTGAAAGCGTCTTAACGCCTGCAATCGTCTGATCTCCAGTGGTGTAAACGCCATTTGTCACAGTCCCCGCATTACCACTCACGTTGCCAGTGACGTTGCCAGTCAAATTGCCGGAGAAACCAGAATTTGCAGTGATGGTAGTTCCGGTGATTGCAGCCGCCGTAGTCCCGCCAATCGTAGTGCCGTTGATCGTGCCGCCAGTGATCGCCACGTTTGCCAGAGCGTCTTGCTCAATAGCATTGTTCAATTCAGCACGGGTGATGGATTTGAGCGTCGTCGTGCTTTGGTCGTAGATGAAAAACTTGTCATCAGCCGCAGTGGATGCCCCGTCAATCGTCGGCAACCCCGAAGGCGTGACGTTTGCCAAGTTCTCTTTGGCAAGCGGATAACCACCAGCCAAAGCGCCATCATGAATGACGGCGGTATCTTTTGTGGTGTCAATTGTGACTTCACCCTCAAGACCTGTGAAAGTGGCGTGCTCTGCGGTTGTGCCGCGACGATGTTGGACTGCTGTTGTCATGTTTTCACCTTTTGCGAATTATCGCATTTACTCTGGTTTTATGGGCCAAATTACTTCAAAAGGGTAGCCTTGTTGAGTCGTTATGTCTCGCAATGCTTGTCGATAGATTGCCCATGCCTGTTTTGTTTCAAGCGGTACATCAGGCAATTGCGTCCAATCCGATGATTGAAGCAATAAGTTTCTATATTTCACCAAAAGAGATTCGTCGTTTTTATATGACTTAGTTATGAAATCAAAAATCTGATATTCAAACTGCCTTGAAGGAATTTCAACAACATTCATTTTGTCATCAATATAAACATCAAATGACAGCTTCCCTTGGAAAACGCCTATTTCATCAGTCTCATTTTCTGCAATCGTGCTTTCATTGCCGAAGAATGAAGAAAGAATGCGGCCAGTCTTTTTTTCATACAGTGTGCAATATGTAGTCATCGCTTAAGCTCCGTGATGCTATATGTGAAGTTTTGAATTGCACCAACATCATAAGAATATGGCGATGGACTGCTTATGTACCACCTATATTGGACAGTGCTGCCAGGACTTACAGAATCAACAATCGCACCCCAAGAAACACCTTCACTGGCTGTTGTGACTCGGATATTTGTCCATTCGCCACCATTAACTGATTTTTGGAACGCGATAGTATGAGCACCATTGCCAGCATAGAAGGCAATGGCCCAATTGGTCATATATCCAGCATCCCAAACGGTCGATGATTTTGACTGGTTTATAAGCAACCTGCCCGATCCATTTGCAGAAGTCGTAAATGATGGATATGTTGCAGTAATGGTAAAAGCACCAGCTCCACCGCCCTGATAACTGCCAGCCACATCGCCACCTTGAACAGCCGTGATGGCATTTCCAGCGACCTTAAGCGTATCAATTTCCGCATCACCAATCTTTGCGCCTGTGATTTGAGCATCGCCAATCTTTGCGGTTGTGATCGCGCCATTTTGGATTTTGACGTTTGTAATAACCGCATCATTGATCTGAGCCGCTGAAGTAATCACACCAGCCGCAGCGATCAACCCGCCCGTGATAGCGTTTGCCGCGATCTTGTCAGTTTGGATTGCACCAGCTTGAATCTTGTCGGCTGTGATTGCATTTGCCGCGATCTTGTCAGCAGACACAGCGGCAGCGGCAATCTTGCCAGCGGTCACAGAGTTTGCGGCCAATTGATCAACACCAACAGCACCGGCGGCAATCGTTCCAGCCGTCACAGCATCGGCGGCAATCTTGCCAGCAGTGATGGCCCCAGCGGCAATTTGACCCGCTGAGATAGTCCCAGAAAGGTCGGCAGTAGGCACAGAGGCTGTCCAAGCCGTTCCGGTATAGCGGTAGATTTTGCTGTCAGAAGTCAAGACAACAGTGCGGCCCTGAAAGTTCCCGCTTGATGGCAAAGCGGAAACCACCTCAACTGGTCTCAAAGACTGGCTGAAGTTGTCAGCCCCAATGGTTCCGGCAATATCAGCAGCAGCAACAGAGCTAGACCAAGCCGTTCCGGTGTAACGGTATAGCTTGTTGTCGGTAGTCAAGAAAACCACTTTGGAGCCGGTGTATCCAGAAGGATTCGGCAATTCAGTGACAATTTTTACAGGCTCAATCCCAGCGGCAAAAGAAGCCTCATCCACAGACCCCGATGTAATGCTGAAAATGTCATCAGTCCAGACGGAGTTTGTTGCATCCCAGCGGTACAGTTTGTTTGTGGTAGTGTCGTATTTGATTTGCCCGTCAAAGTCACCAGTCGGTGGCAGTGTTGCCACAGGCTCAATCCCGTATGCGCCAGCCTCTTGAAAAAGATTCATCACCTCTTGAGAGAATGAATCAGAATCAACGAATTCAGTCGTTGCAGATACAACGCTTGTGAAGTCAGATACGTTGCCAGTCCGATCAACCGATTTCAGCCAGTAATAGCGAGTGATGTTAATCCCAAGAGGCGCATCCACATAAGTCGTCCCACGCAAAACGGCGACCTTTGTAGATGTGCCTGGATTGTTTACCGTGTTTCTGTAAACCTCAACATAATCAAAATCTGAAACCGTTGGATTCAGCCAGCTGACAACGATCTGTTTGTAATCACCCAAGGCAAGGACTTGCGATGGTGGATTAGGCGCGGTAGTGTCACCATAAGTCGTTTGGTTTGATGTGACAAAGGCTGAACGAACGCCAAGCGTATTGATTGCACGAACGCGAACAGCATATTCAACACCAGCGATTGCAGGCGAGATCACATAATATGGAGTCGTTACAAAAACAGAGTTGTAGTTTGTTTCTGCACTCGTCGTTGAATCAGTGATTGATCCATAATCTGCGGAACTATCAGCAGACGATGTAATCAATCCATAGTTGACGCTTGATGTTGCATTTTCATCAATTTGGCCCCAGTCGAAATTTGAAGCGCCTCGGATGTATTGGACTTCATACTGGACGACAAATGAGTTTATCGGAGGTGTCCAAGTAACCAACAATCCAGATTGGACAGTTCCATCGGGCGAAATCAAATTAGTGCCCGTGATCGTCAAATCAGTCGGCGCACCAACCTGAAAAGCGCTTGGTAAATTTGTATTCGGTGCTGGATCGTATGCCTGCTCTTCGCTTGTCAGCCAAGAAAAAACATCGGTACTGATTTCACGCAAATCAAGATCAACGCCAGGTGCTTCATCCAAAGACATGGACATAGCCACCACTTCAAATGGCTTTGAAGACCATCCAAGGCGCGTATTATTCACATAGACAATATCACCGACACTCGCCTTCAATCCCTGAAGACGAAGTGGCAAACTGAGCGTGATTTGTTGGCGTGCTTTCAATAATTCAATCTTGGAAAGCCGCTGCGCCATCGTCACTGAAGTGGTGAATGGCAATGTGATGTTTTTATAAACAGCCTCGCCACTATCTTGGGCGATAAACGTGTTAGACACCAAAGACGGGAAATCAGTTGATATGTAGTTGTCTTGGGCTGAGACAAAAACACCCTTCACGCAGTTGAAGTTCTCACGGCGAGAAACAAGCGTCTGGACAGTAAAACCAGACCTCAAGTCATCTTCATCAAATGTCAAAGTCGGCGTGTAATAAGCACCAGCCAAGATGCGCCATTTGCCGCCAGTCCAAACAGCCTTGCCAGCCATTGAGGTCAGCATTTGATTGATGATGTCTTCGGGAGTGCCAGAAGTCACCAAAGAACCGTGAAGTTCATATTTGTTTTCAGTGCCACCAGCGTCAAGCGTCACATCTTCATCGCAGACGTTTGCCGATGCAATCAATGCCGACTGGTCAATCTCATTGGCATAAACACATCCGAGACCATATCGGCTATTTGTCAGATAATCATTCAGGCACAAAGCAGGGTTTGCAGACCATGCGGTAGTTGAAGACCGTGGGTCAAAAACCTTTTTCCCGCGCACCAGAAACGAGAAATTCGGCATCCCAGTTGGATAAACGTCTTGGTCATATTCCAGGCGAATGTAAACGACAGCGCGGCCACGCAAACGATGGTTTTCAGTCCAAAGCGAATCAGATTCGGCCACCAAATCACTGAATGCAGTTTGGTCGTCTGTGCCTAACTTAAACTTGATCCTTGCTTTGTTTGCATAAGTGCCAGTTGACACATTGCCACTGCCATCAATTGTTACCTCTTTATCATTAAAATAGAACTTTTCTATTCCATCAATTTCATGGCCAGCAATGGCGGCGACAATGTGCAAATACTTGTTGCTATCAGTGCCTTCCATGTAAACAATGGATCCGCCAACGCGAGTGCGGCCATAGATAACCTGCAATGGCGAAAGTGGATTTTTGCCAGTGATAGTATTCCCTGAACTTACAGCGGAACTTGCATTCTTTGCGAGTGCCTGAGAAACAGCGCCAAGAACAAGCGAAGTGGTGAACTGGGTTGCAAAGAATGCCGAGAGACTGCCTTTCGCAAGAGTAGTGCCAAAAAGCGAAAAAGCGGAACCGCCAGCAACAGCGCCAGTCAAAGCACCAATGCCAGTAGCAACCAATCCAACAACGACTGCGGCTTTTACGGCTTTTGCCATTTCATACACTCCATGCGTTTCTTGCAACGCTCATGCTGAAAAAGGTCAATCCTTCTTCAGATATTGCCGCTATTTTAACGCCCAAGCAAATACCGAGAATGATATTCTCGCCATTCTGCAAAGAAATAACATCGCCTCGCTTTGCCAAGTTAACGGGCTTTGGAGCGCCCAATTCAATTGAGGCAATGCCTTCAGCGCCACTGAATTTTTCAAGCCTTCTGGCGGCTCCCAATCCAGTTTTGTAACCCCTATAGGGTTTGCCGTGATCGTCGCCAGTAATGGCCTCAACTGCATTCACCGCGAACATACAGCAATCATTTGCACCCCATTCAAATGGGCCAACATTCTTCAGGAAATCATCTAAGCGCTTTTCCCAATCTTGATGTCTCATTTTGTGATCGCACTGCTGCCTGTATTGGTTGAAGTTGACTTACCCCAAGTAACCGAGAACTCTTGCAGCGATGCCACATATTCGCAGCCAAGATCGCCTGCAAATGCTCTTTGCTGATCTTCGTTTGTGTAGCGACTTTCCCGAGCGCGTTGCAAGTCAATCAAACGAGACTCATAAGATAGAGTAATGCTTGATGTGTCTGCGCCCTCTTGAATTGAAGGTATGTCCAGCTTGCCCTCAAACATCAAGATTGGATCGTCAATCACTGCACCCGATGAATTCAAGAAGCCCATATGGACTTTGCCGACAGCGCCTTGGCGAACATCAGACAAGACCAAAGAGATCATGTCTGAAGGGATGCCGGAAAGAGTTACTGTAATGCCCTTCGCACTGACCTCAGACGCTTCAGCAACGCTTGAAATAGCACCAAGAGTGCCAACCCCAACGTAAGTATTACCGCCCCAAGCAAGGTCGCCATAACCAGACCAGACATAAACAGTCCCCGAAGCAAACGATCCTTCAAAGAGGATGATGGGGGAAACCTGCGCCGCAGAGATTGCATCTTGTACGCCAGAAGAGAGATTTCGACTCACAGAGCCTCCACACAAGCAAACGTGATGCCGTAAATGCTCGCATTATCGATCGAGTATTGAATGTCATTTGAAGACAGTCGCCATTGACCTTTTGGGGCAAGGACAGTGATTTGAGCATTATCAGCAGGACTAGATCGCAGATTAGGCCAGATAGTCAGACTTGCATTTCCGCCAGAATCAGAATTCACATCGTCCAAAACTTTATAGAGCCGAGTCGCAGAACCTGACCCCAACTGAATCCAGTCGCCAGCCTTCAAAATCCCCGTTGTGTTTGCAGTCCATCCATCGGTCAGCAAGCCGTCACCAGTCTGAGATCCGCCATTCACCAGCGGCGTTCCAGTGCCAACACCTCTTGGCGCGGCATTTGCTGGGTCGCCCAGCAGAAAAGTTCCATACTGACCATTCATTTTCAGCAGGAATGCTGCAACTTGCTCGGCCTCATCGCGCTTCATAGGCGGCAGTGAAACTTCAGCCTCCCAGATTTGACCTTGGTGGCGATATACCTGCTGCTGTCCAGTAAATGGCGATGCAGCAATCCCCACCACGGATTTAGCGCGGATCGTCATGGACTTGATTCCAAGACTAGGGAATGTCACAGGATACGAAATGCTCATTTGTTACCTCATTGCAGCAGCATAACCGCCACCGCGCATTTTTGCATCAGCCACAGCCGCTTTTGCAGCACCGGCAATTTGTGGCATCAAGGTCATGATTTCAGCTCGTACAGTTTGCTGAACGCCGGTTGTCACATTAATGACCTGGTTCACGGTAACTCCACCGCTTGCAATTTGATTGTTCGCGGTAATAGAACCAGATCCACTTGGCGTAAAGATTTCTGGGCCATTTTCGCCAACAAGATAGCTTTGACCAGTGGTAACAGGGCCGCCCATTGCGCGAGCGCCAGCAGTCTGGATGCCAAGCAAGTCTTTGCCCATATTGACCAATGGCGTTGTGATTGCTGACTGAATTTGCATTCGGATCAAATCTCGAATAACGCTATTCGCCAAGTCCTTGAATTGAAGTTTTCCAGTCATGACAGCATCAGTCATGATGCCCGTGAACTCATTTCCCCAGCCGCGCATGGCATCAATCAATTCATCGGTTGATTCTTTGCCTTTTTCACCGAAATCAGAGATGCCTTTCCCAAGCAAATCAAGTTTGCGGTAATAAGTATCAAGATCAACATCGCCTTTTATCAATGACTGATAAATATCTTCAACAGCTTCATTGTATTTTTCAAGCGGTGTTCTTGTTTCTTCCCAAAGGTCTTTTAATTTTTGCGCTTTTTTCTTTGCGGCTTCAGTGGCAAGATTATCAAGTTTTTCTTGATTTTCGGATTGCTCCTTTTGATCTTTATCCAAATTGATAAGTCTACGCCTTTCAGCAACCAATTCTTTATATTGCTGGACAGCGGTTGCATCATTGTTTGTGCGCTGGAATTGAATCAGCAACAATTCATCTTCGCCATAAATCAGCTTGTTGATTTCGTCTGAAATCTTCTCGTATTCTTTCCTGGTGTCCTCAAGAAGTTTAAGGGCTGCTTTTTCAGAGTCAGACGGGCCAGTCGTCAATGGCTTAAAACTTGTCTTTGCCTGCGATGGAGAAACACGATCAGGATTGACAAAGCCACGTCCGCCACCAGCCGCGCCCATCCATGCCTTAGAGTTTTTGTCAGCTTGCGCGATCTTGTCAAACTGACCATTTACCCACTCAAGAAGTGGGCCGAGACGGTTTCCCAAAAACCCTTGGACACGAATACCCATCATGTCCAAATTGTCATTGAATGTTGCCGCACTCTTGGCAAATTGCTCATCAATTGTGCTGCTAATCTCCTGAATGCCAATCTGGCCTTTGTCCAAGAATTCAATCAGGTCAGCGCCAGACTTCCCGAACAATGCCATTGCATATTGCGTCTTGATGGCATTTGTTTCAGCCCCAGAGAACGCATTGGCAACATCGCCCAGCACCTCAACAACAGGGCGAACACTGCCGTCCGCATTGCGAAAGGAAACGCCCAAGTTATTGAATGCCGCAACTTGCTCTTTTGATCCCGATGCAGCCTCGGCAATGGCTTTGTTCAATCGAACAAGAGCGCCAGCCAAGTCGTCTTGGGAAATGCCTGCGAACTTCGCTGTATTGGCAAGGCTGGAAAGAGTCTCAACAGCGATGCCTGACCGAGCCGACAATTGATCCAGGCTATCGGCAATGTTAACAACACTACGAGCCGCAGCAACACCACCAAGCGCAGACAATGCGGCTGTGACAGCGGAAATCTTTGATGTAAGAGCACCAGCGGACGAACTAATGCTTCCAAGGCCAGACGACACAGAACGAAAGGCGGCAGTCGTCTTGTCAATGGCAACAATGTTGATACTAAGGTCTTGCGCCATTTTTCTGCCTTTCTTGTTTCAGCTTAAACCATTCTTGCCACTCGATGAACTCCTGAGCCGACATTTCTTCTATCTCATAAACCGTCTTATGCAAAGTCTCGGCAAGATAAAACAAAAATTGTCGTTCAGGAGTCTCAATCAGTTTTTTCTTACGGCCTCAACATCAACCCGCATGATTTCTGTTGAAATCCGCTCAAGAATCGTTGCATCAACAGCATTCCGAAGAATTGGCTTGTGCTCAATCGTGAAAATTGGGTCGCCTTGCTTATCAAGGCACTTCATCACGATCAATTCGACCAAAGCGTCGATCTCGTTTCCAGTCATGCGAGAAACCGCTTGCAGCTTCGCCTTGTCCTTCAACGTGAATGGTTCAACGTAGATAATGAGCGGCCCATTTTCATCGCCCCATTCAGAGACTTCAATAGTCTTTACTTGGAGCGATTTGAAGTGAGCCTTGGCGCGGTCAATGATGCTCATTAGCTTGCAGTCGCCTTGGTCAAAGCGCCATTGCCTTGGACGGAAATGGATGCTTCAACCATGCCGTCAAAAGAGCCGTTCACGGTCAAACCAGTCACAATGGCGGAGCCAGAATAATAGGTGTCGCCAGAGGAAGCGCCTTCAGGGTAAAACTTGATAGTCACTTCAGAGCCAACGCTCAGAGCTTGCTGACCGCTTGTGTCTGTTTCGTCCCAGTAAACATCCACAGAGCCGCTGAACGACTTGAGAGAAGGCTTGTACGTGCGGGCAGTGTCTCCCATCACGGTGTCTTCAATAGTATCGGCGCTTTCAGTGAAAGAATACGAACGGATTTCAGCCACGGCAGTCGTGCCAACGTGAACTGTGCCCTCAGAGCCTGCGTGATTTGCCATAATGGCCTCCTAAAAGATGATGATATTTTGCCACGTTTTTAAACAATTCTACCAAGATCAACCACCCCGACTGCTGGACTAAACAAGACCGCAGGGCTTGGAAGATTCTGAAATGCAATCGCTCGATATGTGATTTGAGCAATTCCAACTGGTTTTTCACCAGAACTATCAATTTCAATTTCCGTTTGGTCAATCAGCACTTCAAGCGCCAATCCATTCAGATTTTTATTTAATGCCATTGCGTGTTCAACATCTTCGCAAATTTTGTCAAGAGTTGAATCAAGATTTGCGTTTGCAATGGCAACACAATCAATAACTATGTCAATTGATCTTTTTTTATTTTGATTGCCGATAGTTGATTGCAAAATTTGCTCAGACTTTACATAGACGGCAATGCATGGCAGCTTTGATTCATCAAGAGGATATATTCTTGTTTTGTAAACTCTTGAACCAGTCAAAGATAATCCAGTTACAGTTGAAGCAACCGCATTTCTAATTTCCGTTCTTAGATGTGTCATTGCTTCTCCAAAACAATCATGGTCATTCCAGTACCATCATCTTGGATAATTCTGGACAGATATGTCGCCCCAGAAATGACAAATGAGTCACCCTCTGTGCAATTGACTACATCAGCAGTGCGACACATCAAGCGCGGCTGTTGATATGCAACACCAACATTCCCGCCAGCATCAACTTCAACAAATTGAGCATCAAAAATGGCCGTGATAGTTGCAGCCGAACCGCCTTGGACGGTATAGGTCACGGACTGCCCAAAGTCGGACAGCATTGCCAAACGATCGGCGGCAGATTCAACAGCCATTATTTAACCTTCTTTGGTCGCCCACGGCGAATAATCGGTTCAGCATCAGACGTTTCCAAACCAATTGAGTGGTTTTGAATCGCTTGAGATTCATACGGAACACAACGATTCATTTTCACAAGCTGTTTGCCCTCGTCTTCTGGCAAATCAACTACCTGACCAATGCGGGTCTTGCCTGCGCTGGTGATTGTGTTTCGGATGAATTCTAGTTTCATGTTTAAAAGCCCCGAGGGTTTCCCCCCGAGGCAGTTTACTCAATTAAGGAGTGATGTCGGCATCGCCGTAGCAGAAGGACACAGCATTGCGGACAGCGATGTCCACATCTTGCAGGGCCACAACGCGCACAGTGCCGCTGGTGCTGTTGCTGTATGGATCAACAGTCAGGTCGAGACCAGACCAGAAGCCCAACAACAAGTCGCTGAAGTTACCGAAGAACACATCACCGGCGGTGACTTGGTTCGACACTTCGGTGCGATAACCGTTCACAGTGTTACCTGGCTCCCACACGAATTGACCAGCGGAAGTCGAAGACTTTTCGGTAGTCTTCAGAGCGCCGCGCTGTGCTGGGTTGAACAGATAAGTCATTGTGCCGATGTCAGCATTGTCAGCGGCCACTTCGCTTTCCATAGCCACCAATTCAGCAAAGGTGGGGTTTGTAGCGGCGAAGTCTTTGGTGTTCACGCCAGACTGCAACTTCAAGCCGGTAGGCTGGTTGTTAGAGCCAGTGCCGTACAGGGCGGCAGCGTCGATAGCCAAAGCGATGACTTGAGCCAAATCGCGGCGCACGAAGTTTTCAATGTCCACCGAGCTTTGCAGCATCAGCTTGCGGCTGAAATCGGTGAAAGCGCCAACAGTCTTGGGCGACATGGTGACTTGGGCCAGAGTTTGTTGGCTCTCAGTAGGAGCGCCAGACTCAGCAACCCAGTAAGCGGTAGCGCCAGCCGACTGCTTAGGAATAGCCACGTTGCCAACCAAACCGTTCATCACGGTAGCACCAGCACGTTGCACGACCGAGCGGTTGCGCAGCATTTCGATGAACGAATCAGCCATCAGGTCGGTTGCCACGGCATAGCCACCAGCGTTAGCAGTGCCAACAGTCAGGTCACGCTTGCCAAAGATCACATCGTTAGGAACGAAGATGCCTTGAGCGGCGCGGCCATAAGTCTTGATGGCGGCTTCAGACACCTCACGCTCGAAAGCGGCTGCTTCCCATGCGCGTTTGTCTTGAGGGTTAGCCATAGCATTGATGGCTTTCAGAAAGCTGAATTGACGGACTTCTTTTTGAGTCAGACCGACATCAGCTTGAACAGGCTTGTCGAAAGCGCGGCTTTCATCTGCCACAGTTGCGGAGTTTTCCATGATAGTTTCCTTGCGTTCTGCTTCAGCGACTTGAGTTTGCGCTTCCACAGTGGTTTCGGTAATTTGTTGTTCTTCAACAACAGCTTCAGAGGTTGCTTCAACATCAATGGATCGACCAATGCCAACTGACGGGTCAGCAGGAATCGACACAATCGACACTTCCACAGGTCGCCAAGCCACAGCGCGGTAAGTCTTGCCATCAGCGTCCTTCGCCATCTTTGTGATGGAGTAGCCGATAGAGACATTGCCGCGAATGCTGTCAGCGACATCTCCATACACCTCTGAGGCCAATGCGCTCTTACCGAAACGCACTGTCGCACGCAACTTGCGTGCCGAGCTATCGAGGGATACGGATTCGATAACGCCAATTTGCTTTTCAGGATCATGATCCAGCAAAAGTGGCGCACGACCTGAGCTAAGAAACTCCAAGTCGATTGATTCAGGGTTATGGTCAAGCACTTCGTCGCCGTAAGAGCGACCAACAGGCAGCTCAGAAGAAATTGCCATGCGGACTCGGCGATCATCTTCAATGACGGCTTCCATGGCATCGGCGCGAGTCAGGCGCTCACCGCCTTTGCGCTCATCATCCATAGAAACTTCAATTTCTTCCACGGAATCTTCAGCCGTAGATTCTTTGGCTTCATCAGCTTCCGCCTGAGCCTTGATGATGTCCGCGAAGTCCTCAGTGTCAACGGAGACACTCAAATGAACCATTGCGCGTTCTTGATTTTTGTCCATGTTATGCCTTTCGGTTATATGGATTATTCCACATTTTCTTGAGTAGTTGCAACATTGGTATTAGGTAAGACTTTTTCACCAAACGGCTGAAAAGCCAAATTAATACCAAATGCCGCAGCCAACTCCTTTTCAGCCTTGATCTGGTCAAATGTTTCTTCAACATCTCGGCCATATTGATTCGCCACATCCTGCATAGACAGAATGCCGTTATTCAAGCCAACAACGGCTGCGTTCATCTCTTTGAGTGGATCAACCCACTGGAATCCACGGGCGCGGAAGACTGTTGCTTCTGCGAACTTGTCAAAGCGACTAGATGGAATGTTGATATATCGGGTTTCCATGATTGACATCAGGAAGTCGCGATAGACAGGCTCAACAAAGTGCTGAACAAGCATATCTTGGACGACTTTCCATTGGTCTCGGTCTTCAATCGTGCCCTGACGGATTGAGGAATACGAAACCCCCTCAAGATCGTTTGCCAGCGACGTATAAGACACACCCAAGCCAGAGGAAATGCCGCGCAAAACGGCTTTTTCAAAGTCTGCAAATGCGCTTGTCGGGTGACTTGGATCAAATGCCTGGAATTCAACACCGGCTGGTAATTGATGGAATGTACCCGGATCAGCTTCCATGATTGGGACATTTTTGTCCATGTCATCAGGGACAAAACCATCACCTTGAGGTGATGTGAAGAATCCCATCTTGGATGCACCAGCCCGTGCGGCGACCAATTCTGCCTCACGATAGCCAGCCAACATCTTAAGGCTTGAGATCGCAGGGGCCATCCATGGCACGCCACGGGTTTGCTGCGCACGCTCCATCAGGTAGTGGTGCAAAATCTTGTCTGCCGGAATGCGGATCCGAGGGCCAGCCACAGCAATTGATTGGCTCACATCACCAGGGTGACGGGTCAGCAAATGATATGCAACAGGACGGCGAAACGGGTCAAGCTCCACGCTCATTCGGATGATGTTGCCATTGGGCAATTCATCATTGTAGTTCTCGTCCAGCAAGTCTGGCTCCAAGAATTCCAAGGCATATCCAAACTCATTCGGATACTTTACCTTGCGAACCAAGACTTCGCCGTCACGAACAAGTGATTCAACCCAGAATCGCTGCGCATCAACCCAAGACAATCGGCCATCAACAGTGCAAATGCCCTTTCGGCCCCATTTTGTCCATGCCGACTCAATAGAGCCATTGCCAATTCCGTCAATCGCGCCATTGTCGTTTCTGGCCTTGACTTGCAAAGTCACGCCACGATCACCGACCACATTGGATTTAGCAAGGCCAATGAACCGCTTTGCGTATTCATTATTGCGGGCCAAATCTCGGCAACGATTGCGAAGCGTTTTCAGTGCGAATTCAATCTCTTTGTCTGCCGACTTAGAGGATGCAATGAAATCACTGAACAATCGGCCAACATTTGCGCCAGCATATGCGCGTTTTGCCGTAACCTTTTTACGGCGGGAGAAAACGTCAAGAATGCCCATCAATTACCCCCAAACCGAACTTGAATAGTTGAGCCAGTCGCCTGACCTTTGCGGATTTTTTCAGCAACAGATTGCCTTTGATATTCCCGCTTGTAGTAGTCTCGCGCATCCAGCAATTCTTGGAATGTCATCTTTGAGAGACTTCGACCCGCCACAGAGTAGCTTGAGACGTCAGCGTCAGCCTTGCCAGAAAGAATAGACTCAATCTTGCCGAGCATGATTTCTGCATGAGAACGTGGATCAGCACCATTCACATCCAAATCAGGCGTGCAGGTGAAATAGCCACGATCAACAATGATGCGGTTATTGTCTGAGTTTCGCTTGATTTCAAGCTGCCAGTGATATGTCCCGACAACAAAGTCGGCAGAAACTGCACTGCTTACGGAAAACAAATAATCAGACCCACTGGCGGTGCCAGTCACAGCAATTTCAGTATTGCCGCCGCCAGTAATACGAGCCACATAGCTGGCCGTATAAGCAGTGTTTGGATAATCAGCACCAAGATCGGTGCGCTTCCACTGAATGAAGTCACCCGGACTAACAATATCCGGCTCAGTCGTTGGAGCTTGTGTAACATCGAAAAGGTTAGCCATAGCCACCCCATAGTTTCATGAATTTGAGTGATTTTAACGCCATCTATTGACAAAGCTACCCATATTTTTAGGCCTTTGGATTGGTTTTTGCTCTTTTGTAACCTCGCTGGCCTCTTTTCTGTGCGCCATTTTCATTGCAAGACCACTCAAATTGACATTCAACAAAGCCAAAGCGGCCTTTGCATAAACCCGAACGTCAAGCGCCTCATTTCTAGTGCGAATCTTGACGAATTCACGTTTTGCAAATCCTTTGTGGTACTTAATTTTTATTTTTTCAGCGGTAAGTTGCTTGAAATACTCAGGGTCACGGCCTTCAGGGAAGTGGCAATAACCCGGCCCAGGCTCGGTAATTTTGAACCTAGAAAACAATTCGGCTTTCACTGTGTCAACACCAACAGGAAACAGCTTGATCTTGCCGATATTGTTCTTTGAAGGCTTGCCAATCATTGGCCTTCCCTCGCCGCCTACCCCTTTGATTGCAAAAACACGCTTGGCCTCACGAGTTGAAACGTATTTATAGACAGCTTGGGTGTGATGGCCGCCAGAGTCAATACAAGTAGCCCTGACGACCATTTCTTCGCCATATTCATGCTCATACACTCCATAAATGAATTCGTCCAAATCGCGCCAGACAATTGGCCCAGACGGGTCGCCGTGAATGGTTTTGTAGGCAATAGACCAGGACTCTTCATCTTTGCCCCAAGCCACAATCTCGGCCTCCAGTCGGTCATCCTGAACGTCAACGCCAGCCGTAAGAATGAGGCCATCAGCAGGCACAGCATCACCCCAGTCTTCAGCACGTTCAGACAGCGAGTAATCGTCCACGCCTTCGCCGTCTTCTTCCCATGTCTCAGCAAGGTAGGTATTCACCCAAACTCTGAGCGTTGCCGGTTGCTTTCTAGCCGCCAAAAAGTCACGAACTGCGTCTTCCAGCGGAATCCAAGGTGAATACAGTCCAGAAACGCAGAATCCAGCGGTTTTTGCGAATTTTTCAGTAGAGCGCCACTCGCCACGGCGAACAGCGCGAGCGCGGTGAGCATCATCCCAAATAGAGCCGCATTCTTCGCAGACATAAGAAGCAGTCTCAGGGCGTTCCTCGTCCCACTTGACTTGACCCCATTTAAGGGTCTGTTCATGTCCACAATCACTGCAAGGAACGTAATAAAGCCGCTTGTCAGATTCTTCATAAGCGGTCTCGATTCTTGATGCGCCTTTGTTTGTCGGCGTTGAGACAAGAATGATTTTCCGATTCCAGAACGTAGCCGAACGCTTACGCGCAAGCGTTACCGGATCTCCCTCTGATCCAGCCGAGACAGGAAAGCGGTCAACCTCGTCACACAAAACGATGCGAATAGGACGGGATGCAAGGCTGGCAGGACTATTAGCCCCGCAGCCAGTGACATGACCACCAGGGAAGCTCTTGTGCAAAGTGGTATTGCCAGAATCACGGCTTCTAGGGTCTTTGACAAGGCCATGCAAAGCAGGAGTGTCCCGAAGCATAGGGGCCAATCGGTCTTTTGACCAAGTTTGCGCCATATCGAGAGTCGGTTGCACAACCAATATCGGGCTTGGGTCTTGAGCAATGTGATACCCGACAACATTATTCAAGCATTCAGATTTACCCATCTGAGCGCCCATCATCAAAACCACGGTCTCAATGGTGGGGTCAGAGATCGCATCCATAATCCCTCGCTGGTATTCAGCGCGGGATGTTTGCCAAGAACCAGGCTCAGCAGAAGACTCTGGACTGAGCTTTCTGAACTGGTCAGCCCACTCACTCACCGTCAGTTTCGGCGGCGGCTTCAGACGCTTCTTCATCTGGATCATCAGCGCCTTGCGAAATGACTCCAGTTGCATCGTCTTGACTGATTCCGGCAATTTCATTTAAAGCCTCATAAATGGCATCATCCAAGATGCCTTTGATTTCTTTGATGTCCTTGGCCGTGTAAGCCTGACCCGCTACTTTTGAAGGGATTGAAAGCATCTTAGCCCTGAAATTGGAAAGCTGCTCACCAATCTCATCGGCAACCTTCTCAATCTCCACGACCTTCCCTTGCTCTTTCAGAAGCTCAAGCTCTGCCATTGCCGCTTCAGCCGCCATCTTTCTGCGCCTGCCTTCTTCAAGGTCGATCGCATCTTGATTGCCGATCAGGTTGCTAACCGATCTACGCTCGATCCAGTTGATAACGTCAGCGCTTTCATAGTCCGAACCGCCCCGCCCCTTGCGCTTGTGCAATACAGGGAAACTCGGGTCTTTTTGCATTTGGGTAAGCCATTCCTCAGATTTCCCAAGAATCTCAGCCAACTGCCTTTTGTTTACGATCATTCAATCTCCAGTTGCTTAATTTTTAAGCAATTTGCTTAATTTTTAAGCAGTTTCTTGCGTTTTTAGTCATATCAGCTAATTTGCTATAACTTTTTGATATATCTAGGCTTTTTTCCTCAATTCAGTCATGGAACATTGCCTGATATTGAAAAGAGTGAGTACTAACTTC